GATATATTTGGAAGTATGCTACTGTTGATGAAGTAGTCTGACTCAGTTGGTACTTATATTGAAAGAAAACACATGGGCTTCCTCGATCATTCAAGCAACAATATAATTCTGGACGCTGTGCTAACAGATTTGGGCAGACAGTTCCTAGCACGGAATGATGGGTCATTTTCAGTCCATAAGTTTGCGCTTGGAGATGATGAAGTTAACTACGGCATCATCTCGAAGTACGGCCGCACGGTCGGAAAAGAGAAGATCGAGAAGAACACACCAGTCTTTGAAGCACTGACAAACCAGGGGCACTCTCAAAAGTACCGCTTGATAAGCATCTCTAACCCCAACTTGCTGAGACTGCCATCGCTTAGCCTATCAGGTGACGCAAACGTCGACGGTACGACAGGTATCGTTACGCTGGGTAGAAATCAGCAGAAGACGTCGGCAATCACCATCGAGCAGACGATCAAGAACGAGACGTCTATCGATGTTGAGCTAAGAGATCAAACGTTCATTGTTGAAGTTCCGAACTTGTTCTGCCAGATCCTGCGCAACACACCAGAAAATGTCGATGGACAGCAGAGAGCAACGTACATCATCACTCGCTCACCAACCGAGAACGCTTTCGGAGGATCGTCAGTACAGTTCACATTGTCAGTGAAGTCATTGACAGACGCCCTGTTCACGGTATACGGAACTACAGCAAATAAGGCGAAGATCAAGACGTACATAAAAGTCACAGGCGTTCAGTCGGGCGCAGTGAAAGATATCACAGTCATCATCGACAAGAACCTGTTAGAGACGAACGAGAAATTAAGAAACATGTCAACATTTAAGGAAATTCTTCCGTCAGACGTAAAGACAGCTAGGTCGTTCTTGAACCAGCTTGTTGATGTTTTGCAAGAAGACGTCTCAGGTTCTACATCTAGAAGAAAGTACCAAGTGTTCGTCACCGGTGGAGTCGGCCCTGGTGTGACTAGTTCTTTGTTTCAAACGGTGTACGATCAAGATTTCACTCTGCAGACTGCAAATCCAGTCTTTGATATGACTGTTGGATTGAAGCCTGCTGGCACCACAGTGACAACTAGCCAGACCGGAACAGATGCTGCGTCTAAGGAACTGTTTCCTAGCTCATCATTGATGATGCGCGAGAAGATGGACATTTACAGGCAGTTTGCTGCATCGATGTTGGGTGATTCTACGCAAACATTCAAAGCAGCGTACGATTCTACAACTGCATCTGATGAGATTGACGTTGCTCTGTTTATTGCATTCAAGAGATTGTTTGCAAGAGACCAGATCAAGCGTGAGACTTTTGCGATGAGATTCTACCAATCTGCATCGTTTGTCTCAAAGTCTGGAACTTCAGTCGACTGCCCACCTACAGCTATCTCAGCTAACGCTGGCGTCACAAACTTGAACGTGACAACGTTGTCAGGTTCTTCAATCTACACAGACATTGGAACTTCAACGAACAAGCTCACGGCTTTCGGTGGTCAAGTTGGTAACGTCGTCGACGCTGCTAACACTTCACGAACTGTCGGTTTGATGTTCTACGATCGTGGTGTTCTTGTTCTCGATCTTGCAAAGGTCACTTCTGGAAGTCAGTACATGTCTGGAACGATCGATGCTATGAGCTCGCTCGGAACTACGTTGCTGGGCGGTGTCAACACTGAAACTGCGTTGAAGTCTAAGTTCATCCCGGACTTTGTCGTGTCTGCTTCTATTGACAACATCGTTGATCACATCGCTGCATGTAGGTTCGGTTCCGGATCGCAATCTGCTATCACGTTCCAGAACATCACAAACATCAATTCTACGTTGATCTTCTGCAGAGCCGCTGCTGACGAGTTTAACTACTCTTCCAACCCAACGTTCATCGATTCTGACAACAGGATCGTTGTGATTGATGCCGGACAAGAAGATACTCAAACAGCTTTCACGTTCGTAAGCTCTGTTGGTCTGTACGATTCTAACGACAACTTGCTAGCAGTTGCAAAGCTATCTAGACCGGTAGAGAAGAATCCTGAGAAGGATCTCACGCTGCGTGTTAGGTTGGATTATTTATGTAATAATTGCGGCATTTTGTGTACCATGTCATCATGGCTACAAATTATGCCGATAGAATGCTAGTACCTCTGCATGGTGATGCTACTATGAAACTGTGCTCAGTTTCGAAAGAGCTTCTATGCACTGGCTACAAGAGGATCGTCATAGGTCAACGTGGTCCGTACGTTGAAATTGAATTTGATCAGTTGAATTCTGAAGCTTTTCATGAAGTGCCAGAGCAACATTACTATTACGTTGAACTTAGATCACGTGCTGACAACGTAAAAGCTTACCTGCAGCTCAAGGAGGTTGATTACGCTGACTACAAGGTTGGTCTAGCGTACATATCGCCGTTTGATCTTGTGCTAGAAGATAACAGTCGACTCATCATACCTATCAGAGCTATTTCTTCCAACCGGCTTCCCACCTTACTGCGTTGCACACCAGTTCACCAAATCCGATGATCTCGTGCTCGTAAGAGTACCTTCTGAACATTGGGATCTTTGCGTAAAGCGGTTCAATGTCTAGCAGCTTGCCTTTATTTTCACCCGGGTCTAGCTCTAGAATCACGCAAAACTTTGATTGCTCAAGCGATCCACCGTATTGCGTCGCTATTCTTTCATCGTACGTCCATGAACTTGAGTACTTGTACGCCGGCTGGTACTTGAATACTCCTTCTATTCGACCATAGTTTCCACCGTCGTATTTATGAAGATTATTCTCGAGCCATTCTCGATTAACTCGTATACCTCTATACAGCTGTCGACCAACCTTGGGCTGCTTCAAGATGCCAGGGTACTGCTTGGCTCTCAATGCATCTTCTATGATTGCAGCAGAATCAGCGCTTACTTCCCCATTCATCATGATGTGCTGTTCTAGAGCCGCATAGACTTTGTCCTCTGCATCTGTGTTTGGTTCTTTTGGAAGCTTCTCAGCTCTTGCGCTTGGAAATAGGAAAGATCCAAACGGCGCACTTTCATCTTTCTCGTCGGGCTTTACACCAAGCTCTTTCATCTCTTCTCGCCAGAGAGCAGCGCGCTGAAATTCTTTTGCTCTCTCGTCAGAGAGCCCTTTACGTCTCTCTTCATTTTTTTGCAAGCTGACTTGAAGCTTTGGCAGGTATGCGTTTAGTCGATTTTCAAGTTTCAGAAGATTTGTATCATCTGCTTTGCTGATGTATGCATCGATAGCATAGAACAGCTCATCATCTAGGTTACCTTTTTCGTAATCGTTAAAAGCGCAGTTGTACAGTTCTTCAACACCGAACATAGTCGCAAGGTTGTAAAGCTTTCGTGTTGATGCATGCATGCTGTAAGTATGTAATGGGTTCAACCGTTGAATTGTTGTATAGTTACGGTTGACATGTCAATCATCAAAGTGACACCAAGCGACATTGAGACGTTTAGCGTGGTCACAAACCCTAGCAGAACGTACTCTTCGTCTTCAACAGGTGGTGTGACAGGTTCTGTGTACGTCTTTGCTAGAAGAAGCAACTACGAAAAAGAGATGGCGCCTCTACCAGCGTTCATCGATGCAACGCACAACGATTCAGATCTAAACGTCTCTATCAGAAGTCTTCAGCAAGTAGGTCGCCTAGCTCGAGTTGGTGGTTACTCTGCGTTGAACAGCAGGTTCAAGGCAATGATTGAAGATTACATGAACAAAGTTGATCAACAAGGAATTTCTGCTAGGAAGCAGAAGTACTTGGACGTCATCAGGTTCGTGCCACCAGTGCAGTTTAATTCTAACACCGTAAGAAAGCTGATCGTAAAGGATCAGCTGATGCGTTACTACAGAACGTCTTACCCGTCGGCACATTGGGCTTACACAAACTACAATTGCTTGAATTTCTTCACGTCATCGACAGTTCCAACCAGCTCTGTCTTGATGTATCCAAACATCGACGGACCAGCGAGCCAGGCTCATGCTGGGTACGTGTCCGGAACTTACTCACTGTCTGGCGCTTTTTCTTTCGACTTCTACATCAACCCAAAGTACAGACCTGACTCAGTTGATGGTGACTTTAAAGCAGGAACGATCTTTCATCTCTCTTCCAGCTATGTGCTGTCTCTGGTTTCTGGATCAGCGAAAGATGAGAACGGTCGAACGATAGGTTACAGGCTTAAGCTTCAGCTAAGCCATTCCGCTGACGTTGCTCCTTCAACTGCTGCTGCAGGAACGTATCCAAACGATCTGATATTTCTTTCTGATGATAACTCGTTGATGTGGAATCGTTGGCATCACGTGGTCGTAAGATGGGGTACAAACCTCGTTAACAACGGAACTGGTTCTTTTAACATCGATTCAGTTGATCGAGGTTACTTTGTCGTTCCATCTGGTACTATCACTCCTCGATTGTTCGGTGCTGGTTCACCATCGTCTCCTGATGTTTTGTTCGTTGGAAATTACTACCAAGGAAACAACACGGGTGCTGGTTCAACATCGTACTTCTTTTCTGCAGACGTTGCAACGCGTGATGGTCTTCAAGAATTGAATGGCACAACTTCAGTTGATGAACCAACGAGCTACGCGTTCAACCATCCATTGAATGCTGAAGTGCACGACCTAGCTATCAAGCGCTTCTACATGACAGATGGTGACATTGAAGTGTCTGCATCGAAGGGGCCACTTGCGCTAGACGGTTGGACAGCATTCTATTTGCCTCCGTTCTTTGTTGAAGATGCACCGTTTAGAAAGTTCGTTGGAACTATCGGTGGAATCCTTCAAACGCCGTTCTTTGAGGTTGATGGTACTACGAACTCACCGTTCAACGTAGCGATGGCATTTGGCGTCAACGGTCATTACATGAACATTGAGAACTACTTGCGAGACTTTGCTAGCAACGTATTCCCAAGAGTTCATCACATGTCTGGCACGGCTATTTCGTACTCTACGTCGGCAAGGCCAGCAAATGAATTCTTGTACGATGACCCTAGAGTCCGTCGTAGAAACCTGCTCATCATGCCTTGCGACGACGGCCTATTCGTTCCAAGCTTTGAGCTGCTAGCGTCTGAGAGCTTGAGAACGCGTGCGGTGGGAGATGATAACGTAGAAGATCTTAGCTTGGTGCACCTTGATGACATGCTCACGACAGCATCGTTCATCTTTGGCACTTCGTTTGATTCTGTCGAAGGTGTATCTGCAGCATCTGCTAATGATTTCGTTGATTCATCTATTGGATTTACGCCAGAAACGCCCGGACAAGTTCCAGGTCCAGCATACGTTGGCTTCATGAGAAGGGTGACCCAGGCTATAGCATCTGGTACGACTGTTCCGGGTGTCGAAGACGGCGCACCTCTGACGATCTACCAGAGAACGAGAGACGCATCGTCAAATCAAGTAACATTCTTTGATATCAGCAACTTGTTCTACGGAAAGAGAATCCAACCTGGGTCATTTTCTATCACTGATAGCAACGTAACTGGGTCTGGCGGTGCAGTTTCGATCACGTTGAAAGATGACGGCTGGGGCAACATCTACAGAGCAGATTCTCTTACGTCCGCGTCGACATGGAACTCTGTTGGAAACATATTCTATGACGAAGGTATCGTTCTTCTGAAGAATCCAAGCATCTACTTCTACGGAAAAGAACAGTATGAGATGTCGTTCAAAGGTGAGCAAAGCATCCACGTTCTGAAGCTGGAAGTTATAGCACCAGCTAACCAGCTAAACTCAAGCTCAAATCCAAACTTCCAAACGTTGCCAGCATCAGGATTCAAGACGGACACTGATCCTAATTACGTGTATATAACCGGTCTAAACTTTCATGATGAAAATCTGAATGTCGTGCTGAAGACGTCGCTGGCTCAACCGATCGTAAAACGCACGGGCGATCGCATCATGTTCAAGGTTGGCATTGATGTGTGAAAATTGAGTGCCAATTTCTTGGTGTAGTACTTTAAGTTATGACCGCAAAGAAGAGAAGGCGTCGCAAGAAAGGTCACTACAACAAAGGTACGTACGTTTCGTTGAAGACTGGCATGTCTTGCAACCATCGCAGCGGTTGGGAACTGAAGTACATGCAATTTCTAGATGAATCTGCTGAAGTTGCAACGTGGGAGTATGAATCATTTAAGATTGAGTACGTGAGTAATAAGAAATCCGGGCGCATTAGAAAGTACATACCTGATTTTAGAGTCACTTTCGTCGATGGTACGATCTATATCGTTGAAATAAAGCCATCAAAGAGGCTTGTTCAGGCTACGGTGAAGAAGAAGATAGCCGCGGCAGAAGAATGGTGTGCCCTGAACAATTGCAAATTCAAAGTTGTCACTGAGCACGAGCTGAAGAAAATGGGCTTGCTGTGACTGTTTACGTTCAAATTTGGTGACACCATAATATAGGATGCCAATTAAGCTGCACCGTCGTTACATTTTGGGCCTAGACGTTTCAACATCAATCATGGGAATTTGTCTCATGGATCGTGACGTAGTACCAGACGCAGCTGGATCTCACATAATCATGCTTGAAGCTATAGATTTCAAGAAGTGTGCTTCTCTTTGGGATCGTGCTTCTCTTGTTAAGAATCAATTTGATCTGCTGCATGCAACGTTTGGCAGAGATGAGATTGAAGTTGCGGTAGAAGAACCGCTCATGAGCTTCAGGTCTGGCGCTTCTTCAGCTGCAACGATTGCAACGCTCCTTCGATTCAACGGAATCGTGTCGTACATCGCAAGAACTGTCTTCAACTCACCACCAGCATACATCTCTGCGCCTCGAGCAAGAAAAGTTTGCGGCATGAAGATGCAGAAACCGTCTATTGTCAAGAAGCCTCACAAAGAACAAGTCTTTGAGTACATGAGCTTGAATGATCTATCGTTCAAGCAATGGCCAAAGAAGAAGAATGGATCGTACGTAAACTGGGCACGTGATGCAACCGATGCGTACGTCATTGCTAAGGCTCACAGCATCATGAACAGCTGATGGCCAATGTAAGAAGATGTATACGTGCAGACGCTAACTGCAAAGCTTAAGTTCATTGAATCTGTTTTTGGAAGCGGTTTTCTCGCCGCAAATGGAAAAAATTTCGGCGTTAGATGTCCAATATGCGCTCCACGTGACATGAGCAAGAAGAAGCTCGTCATCAGAGTTGATGATGATCTTACGCATTGTTGGACGTGTGGTTACGGCGCATGCTCTCTTGCTCCCTTGATTAAGAAGTACGGGTCGCAAGATAGTCTCAATCGCTACAGGGATGAGTTTATGCCTGAGACGGCTAAAAGTCGATGGCGATCAAACGACTCTGAACCAGAAAAGTTGCCCGATGAACTTAAGCTGCCTGAACAGTTTACTTTGCTGACGACTGCGGCAATGAACAATCCAGACGTTCTAGCTGCTTGGAATTATCTCAAGTCTAGAAACGTCACGAGAAAAGATGCATGGTTCTTCAAACTTGGTATCTCTAACGAATTGCGCTGGAAGCGGCGGATAATAATTCCTTCGTTCGATTCCGAAGGCAAGTTGAATTACTTCGTTGCGAGGAACATCGATCCTTTCGATCGTCGTCCAAAGTATGATGGCCCAGACGTCTTGAAGTCAAAGATCATATTTAACGAGATAAACGTTGATTGGTCATCTAGGCTCGTCATCGTTGAAGGTGCGTTTGATCTGATGAAATGTCCTGAGAACACTGTACCGCTGTTGGGTTCAGATCTTAGCGAGAAATCTGAGCTTTTTTCTAAGATACTAGTCAACGATACGAAAGTTTCTATAGCACTTGATGGAGACATGTGGGACGTTAAAGTTCCAAAGCTGTCGAAGAAGTTGAAAGAATACGATATAGATCACAACATTGTAGACCTCCGGCAACATGGTGATCCTGGGAAGATGACGAAAGCTGCATTTCGTGAAAGTCTTGATTGTGCAGTTACGCTTGACTGGAACGATAGGTTCTTTAGCAAGCTGAATAGGGCATCTACAATGTCGTTGCGCATGCGTTCTGATACTTACAGAAGTGAACATGCGCAAAAGATCACAGATCGTAATCACTGAAGCACGCCTCAGAAAGATTATTGAAGAAGAGCTAGTACGAGATTATCTCATCAAAGAAGGTATGTGGGATGATGTGAAAGGCGGAGTTCAGAAGCTTTCTGCGTACGTCTCAAAGCAATTTAAGCAAGTCGCAGCTCAATGGGCGGCTGCAATATCTGAGAAGATCTCATTGTTTTCAAAGATGCCAGACGGGCTGAAGAAAGTGATGGGAGTCTTGAAGACTGCAATGTCTGAATCTGGCGAATCATTTAACCTCGATGAAGGTTTGCAGGCCGCCAAGGAGCTTGGTAAGTTCAACAAAGAAGTCGCTCTGAGCGCAGCACAGGAAGACCTGATGGGTCCTGTTCATGATAAAGCTGCTCGTGCGCAAAAGCAGAAGAACGAGATGAAGCAACAGTTCGCTGCTACGCTGATATTGTCTGAAGCATTGAATGTTTCTGAACCCCGCGTGCTTAAGGAAGATTTCGGTGTAACTGCTGCAGCTGGTCTTGGACTAGCGGTGCTCGGTGGTTTGCCGATGATCTTTAAGGGATTGCACAAGCTAGCAGTGATGTTGGGCGCAACTCGAGTTGCTTCAATGCTAGAGAAGGCAGAGAAGGTCACGCACCACTTCGAGCAAAAAGTAATCACAAACATCATCCCAGACAAGATGGCGTTCCTTGTTTACAAGGGTTTGTGGAACATGGGCATCAAGCTGACGAAGACGAAAGAGCCTTACAATGAGATTGAAATTAAGGCTGAAAAAGATGGTGTAGAAGCTATCAAGAAGGCAAAGGGTCTCATATACAAAGTCATCTTGATCTACTTTGCTTGGAACGGCATACAGGGTGTTCTGCATGCTGGTGCATCGTTGCTTGGTTTTGTTGAAGGTGGAGCAACAGCAATCAAGGGAATTGAGCTTGCAAAAGGTGCTGCAGAAGTTGCAAAGCTAGCTCGCGCAGTCTAAGTCTAAACTATCTGAAAGTGTACAGAATGTAGCTGTAGAAATACTATGGCTAGTAGTGCACAGTTAGATAGAAATATGATCAGTCTATGCCATATCGCTGATGTTCATTGGAGGTCTCAATCGAGACACGATGAATACAAAGAAGTTTTCCAAGCGCTGATCAACGACGTCAAGCTAAAGAGCATTGAGCACGTCTTCGTTGGTGGCGATATCTTTCACACCAAGACAACTGGCATCAGCCCAGAATACATTGAACAACTTGTGTGGTGGTTGAACTCTATGGCTGAAGTAGCGGAAGTTCATCTTACGCTAGGAAACCATGATGGAAATCTTGTCAACATGTCGAGGCAAGATGCAGTTACGCCGATCGTTGCTGCCCTTAATAACCCAAGAGTTCATCTGTACAAGAAAAGCGGTTGCTATGAGTTTGCACCCGGATACGTGTTCTGCGTATTCAGCTTGTTTGATACTGACGGTTGGTCATCTGTTAAACCAATCGAGGGTAAGTTTAACATTGCATGCTACCACGGTCCAGTCTTTGGTGCAAAAACTGAATCTGATTGGTTGATTGAAGATGGATTGACTGTTGATTTCTTTGAAAATTACCAGCTGTGTTTGCTGGGTGATATTCACAAGACTCAATTTCTTGGTTACAGAGACGCTGAGTTGATCATCGATAAAGATGACTTGCACAAGTATCCGGGTGCTAAGATCATCGAGGAAATTAAATGACCAAGCTAAAGATCAAAGTAAAGAACCCATGGATAGCCTACAGTGGGTCAACGTTGCAGCAGAATTATGCTGAATCGCTCGATCATGGCTACTTGCACTGGAAGATCCCTGCGTTGGGCGAGGGTCCGCACTCTGTTGAGTACTGCCAATTGCCAAATCCAAAGCCGTTCGTCACGATTGATTGGACGGGCAACGTGTCTTCAACGATCAACGTAGCAAAAAGTTATCCTCGAGGATCAAGGTTTCGTATCAAGAGCACTGTTCACATCACGCAGCAAGATGTGCATGTTCTAACGACACAGCTGAAATCTGATTGTTCTGCTACCGAAGTAACGTTCAAGGCAGATCATGTTATCAGCAAAGATCAACTGACGAACACAGCATTCTCTATTGGTCATGCTGACCTTCGTAATCCAGATGTCATCCTTGGTTTGATCAAGAGCTTTCATTCTGCTACTAAATGCAAAGACGATACTTGGGAAAAGGTGAGCGAGTATGTCAAGTACTACTTGAACACTGTTTCTGCTAGCGAAGAAAATTTTCTACGCAACAGCAAATGGCGACTTCGAAACTTGAAATTTGATAATCTGTTCTCTTACGGTGAAGGCAACGAGCTTGACTTTGACAAGATGAATGGCATCATTGGGATATTTGGAAGCAACAGGATTGGTAAGTCATCAATCGTTGGCAGCGTCATGTATTCGTTGTTTAATTCAACTGATCGTGGCAGCGTAAAGAACTTGCACGTTTGCAACATTCGTAAACCGTTTTGCTACAGCAGGGCGATTGTTAATGTCAGCGGTTGCGATTACATCTTTGAAAGACAGACGACAAAGTATGAGAACAAGAAGGGCGTATCTCATGCTCCCACCGCCCTTAACGTTTTCAAGATGGAAGGTGGTGAAGCGATCGACCTTGGTGGTGAGCAACGAAATGATACTGAAAAAGTCATCAGAGGGTTGATCGGCACCGCCGACGATTTCCTGCTAACCAGCCTCTCTGCACAAGGAGAGATCAACCAGTTCATCGATCATGGCTCTTCTCGTCGTCGACAAATCTTGTCTCGATTTCTTGATCTTGACATCTTTGATCGAATGTATGATTATGCAGCTCGAGACTTCAACGCTGTTAAGTCACAGCTCAAAGTATACCCTGACAAAGACTGGAATGCCGTTGCTTCTACGCTTAGAAATAAGATCACTGAGATTGACCTAGAAATAGAACGTATTTCACATCAAGCGCAAGAAAAAGCTTTGCTGCTAGCAGAAGTTCGATCTGCACTAGCAAAACATAGCAATTTCACACCAGTCTCAGAGAGTCAAGTTGAGCAGCACAAGAAGAAAGTTGCTGCACTTGAAGCGCAATTTGCCTCTGCAACATCGATCGTTCAGGCGCTAAAAGCTAGCATAGCATCTTCAGAAGAGAAATCTGCAAAGATCTCCCTGTTGAAAGAAGAGAACGATCTAGTTGAGCTGAAGAAGAAGCTAGCTATGTTGTCATCTCTTGAATCTGATGTTTCAAATTTGAAGCACATTGCTGATCGTGATGCAACGCTTCTGAAGCAGCAGCAACGTTCATTGAAGATACTTGATGAAGTACCTTGCGGTGATAAGTTTCCGAAGTGTAAGTTCATCAAAGATGCGCATGATTTGAAGCCAAAGATCGATCCACAGAAAGAAAAACTAGCAAAGTCGATTGAGAAGCTTGAGAAAGCATCTGCTGAACTTAACACGATGATGCAAGAAGACCTTGTCTCAAAGGTTGAAAAGTTGCAGCAATTGCATGATCTTCATGCAAAGCTACTTCTTGAATCAGAGAAGCAAAAAGTTGATCTTGTGAAGAATGAATCTGCGGTAGCCGTGCTAGAGTCTGATCTTGCTGCAGGCAAGGCTAGATTGGTTGAACTAGAGAGGGCACTGAATAATCGGGAGAATGAAGAGGTTGTTTCCCTAAGAGCTAAAATAGAAGAATATTCTAAGGCTGCCTCGATGCTCGATAAACGCAAGCTTGATCTTGCCTCAGAAAGAGGAAGGATAATATCCGATGCTGAGAAGGCGTTGGAAGAGAAGAAGACTAAAGAGCAACTGCTTGATAAGATGAAGGTGTATGAGATGATCACGACCGCATTCTCTAAGAAGGGAATCCCAAGCGTGATATCAACATCTCAGCTTCCATTGATCAATGCTGAGATCCATAAGATTCTAGCAGGAATCGTAGATTTTACGATTGAACTTGAGGTTGATGAAGAATCAGACTCAATGGATGTATACATCAACTACGGAGATTCAAAGAGAGTCATCGAGCTGGCTAGCGGCATGGAGAAGATGATCGGATCTATTGCAATCAGAGTTGCATTGATAAACATCTCTTCGTTGCCCAAGACTGACATGTTCATCATTGATGAAGGATTTGGTGCGTTGGATGATTCTACTGTTGAAGCATGCAATCGTTTGCTCATCTCGTTGAAGCGTCACTTTAAGACCATCTTGGTCATCACTCACGTCGATGGGGTAAAAGATGCCGCTGACACGATCCTAGAGATATCCAAAGTTGAAAAAGATTCTCGTGTTGTTTATACTTGAGCATGAAGAAGCCTTTCACAAAAGACAGGTTCATTGAAGCTCACCCTGCAGGATTTTTCATCATAACACCGCAGGATTACGAGGATCCTGTTCCGTTGAGCTGCCCAGTGTGCAGCAATCTTCTTCGCACTAGAGATGATGAAGAAGCTTACGTTGAGGTAAGCTGCTGCAATCATTGTGCATTGAAGTGGGCTCATCCACGCCGTGAGGCTTGGGCTGATGGATGGCGTCCAAGCCCATCTGATGTTACCGCAGATAATTCCGAACGTTTGCCGATTGTAGTCGAGCTTAAGCTTCAGTAAAGTTTCTCCATACTTAGCCTTGGAGAGTACACATGGCTGAAGAGAAGAAGATCGACTACAACGCGTTGGGTCAATCGATCGATACAACGTTTGGAAGATCATCGACGCCTAAAACTGCGTCATATTCTGTGAAGTTTTCGCTTGCTGGAAACACGATCACTGCGTCCTATGCAGCAATCGTTAACTTCGGCACAGAAAAAGAGATGATATTGATGAAGAGAGGTTACTCTGAAGAGAGCACCTCTGTCATCAATGCTGCATTGAAGTCAGTGAAAGCCAATTACAAGAAGTTGTCTGGTCAAACATTGTCGACTTCTGAAGTTAGCACGTCAGATTCTCTTGAGATAATTGGGTTTAACGTTCACAACCCTAAGAGAACGGCGTACTATCGTAGGAAGACGACGTTTGAGATCTGAAAATGGCATCAGCTAGCAGCATTAACAACAGAGAACAGCAGATAAAAGAGATCATGAAGTGTGGCCGCGATCCGGTCTATTTCATGAAGAATTATGCAAAGATCCAGCACGCCACTCGCGGTTTGATCCCGTTTGAAACTTACCAGTTCCAAGATGATTGCATCAAGGCCTTTGAAGAGCATCGATTCAACATCATCTTGAAGTCTAGACAGTTGGGTTTGTCAACTGTCACAGCTGCGTATTGCGTTTGGTTTGCAATCTTCAAGAAGGACAAGAACGTTCTCATCATTGCGACGAAGCTAAGCACGGCAATGAACTTCATCAAGAAAGTGAAGACAGTTCTTGACGGTCTTCCAAAGTGGCTTGTTCTCACGAAGTTCGCCCCAACGAAGCAGTCAATCCAATTTTCTAACGGTTCGAACATTACTGCAGTTCCAACATCGCCGGATGCTGGTCGTTCTGAAGCTCTTTCGTTGTTGATCGTTGACGAGGCTGCATTCATCAGAGAATTTGAAGATATCTGGACCGGTCTATCACCAACGATATCTACCGGTGGATCAGCTATCATCATCTCGACTCCTCATGGTGTTGGTGGTCAGTATTACAAGTTGTGGACAGACGCTGTTGCTTCAACGAACGAGTTCAATCCGATCAATTTGCCATGGTACGTTCATCCCGAACACGATCAAGCATGGTTTGATAAAGAGACTAGAAACCTATCAAGAAGAAAGATTGCGCAAGAGTTCTTGTGTTCGTTCGAATCTTCTGGTGACACGTTTTTGCAACCTGAAGAGCTAGATTACTTGAGGGAGTGCATAGAACAACCAATCAGAAAAGAAGGACCAGCTGCTGGTGTTTGGATCTGGGGCAACCCAGTGTCTAACAGGAAATACATCATCTCAGCAGACGTTGCTCGAGGCGATGCAACTGACTATTCTACGTTCCACGTTATTGACGTTGAAGAGTCTGAAGTTGTTGCAGAGTACATGGGTAAGATACCACCCGATAAATTTGCTGATCTTTTGATGACATACGGCCGGCAATACAACGAGGCCGTGTTGATACCAGAGAAGAACACGTTTGGTTACTTTACTTGTGTAAAGCTTCGCGATGCTGGGTACAAGCGATTGTTCTACAAGAACACAGTCGGTGATCTTTTTAGTTACGTGTCAAAAGATCCAGATGCAGTTCCAGGCTTTGATACGCAAGCCAGTTCAAGGACTCAAATCCTTGCCAAGCTAGAAGAAACGATCAGAAACAGAGCTATCAAGGTATACTCGCAGAGATTGTTTGATCAGCTGCAAGCGTTCATCTGGAATGGCTCTAAGGCAATGGCTTCCAAAGATAGTCATGATGACTTGGTTATCAGCATGGCGATTGGAACTTGGTTTGCTACTGGAGCCACTACTGTCCATGAAGACGGGAAAGAACATGCAGTTGCTATGCTAGCAGCTACTGGTGTTTCGAAGAGAGACATTAGCTCCACGTTCAATCAGATCAGTGCCGTTCAACCAGTGATGAATCCTAACATGAGAGGTTTTACGCCGCAAAATGTTCATAAGCCCAGGAATGCATCAGAAGTTCGGCATGCTGACGTTAGTGACTTCAGCTGGCTTATGCGGTAACGAATTCAATACTTAAGGTGCAAGCAGGTTATGACGATGCAAAAAAAGATCACAATGCCACAATTGAAGAAGATCATTGGAGAAGAACTTCGTCTTTCTTTGAAAGAAGCTGTCGATCATGCATCGATCAGAGAAGTGGTTAACGATGCAAGCAAGTTGCTTGCAGCTGTTGAAGCGTTCAAGAAGAGTGCCAACGGTAGCATGATGAATGCGTTGACTCCTCAAATTTCCGACATTGAGAAGGTTCTAGAGGATATGGTTTCTACGCCTGGCTCATACGTCGAGAAGCAGAAGACCAAGCCTCAGAAAGTTTCTTTGAAGCCTGCCAAGAGTGGTAAGACGCTATTATCGCTCTTAAGCTTGTTCAAAGTAGTAGTATTAGAACTGCTCCAACAGAATGAAGGAGCTAACAACATGGCAAAGAAACAAACGAAGCAAAGTCTTTTTAAGCGTCTCACCAGGCTGTTTAAGTCTGGTCCAGTCATAAAGAAGAAGATCAGGAATGCTGATACTTCTATCGCAGTTGCAGATAAGACTAAGTCGTCTGGAACGCTGCTGTTTCAAAAGTCGTTGGCACCAACGTACGCAACGATCACAGCAAATGCGTACAACTTGTCAGAACGCCTGATGAGGTATCAAGACTACCAAGAAATGGAGATGTGCATTTCTGGTGACACAAAAATCGCTGTTCCGAACGGTTACAAAACAATAAGAGAACTAGCTGAAGAGTGTGAGAATGATCTAGAAAAAACGTTCATTGTTTATTCGTACGATCACAACAAGGGTCAAATTGTTCCTGCACTTGGAAAACAAGCTAGACAAACATCTGTTGATCATGCATGGAAAGTAACATTTGACAGCGGGTTGTCTATTACTACTAGCGCTGGTCATAGATTGATGCTTCGTGATGGTACGTATCGAAAACTTGAAGAACTTCAAGTTGGAGATTCGATGATGCCATTTTATCGAAAAGACTTGTTTTCGAATGAAAATAATGAAAATTCGTCAAGCGGCGGTTATTCATGGATTTACACCATGGATAGTACGCACAAAAGCTGGACTAGAGAACATGTTCTAATTGCAGAATGGGTGTCTGGTCGACGATTGACAAAAGATGAATGTGTGCATCACATAAACTTTGTTAGATCAGACAACAGGCCTGAAAATCTGTTGATCATGAATAAGTTCGAACACAGTTCTTACCATGCAAAAATCAATAACGAAAAAAAGTGGCACGTTAACAACAAAGAATGGATTGACAAATTTAAGAAAACACATTCTGAATGGATGAAAGTTAACAATCCCGCCGAAAGAAGAGATGTAACTTTTGGACGAATTCTAGAAACGTGCGAAAAGATCGGATTCAATCAATCTGCGGTATGTTCTGCACTTGATGTAAGTGTAACGGTTATTCAAAATCGTTTGAAGAAACACGGTTTTTCTAGTTTCGAATTGTTTGCAAAAACATACTGCAATGATTGGAAAAATAGCGGTTGGAATAATTCTGGTGAGAATAACCCACGCTTTGATAAAACCTTGACGTTTGCATGCATTTGTAACGCATACACAAATGACATGTCAGCAAAGAAACTAGCTGACATGTTGGGTACTACAGTTACAAAGATCATGAATCGAATTAGAACTGCCGGCTACAAAAATTATTCTGATTTTTCAGCTCAGTTCACTAACCATAAAATTGAATCAATCGAGTACGTTGGTGTCATTCCTCTGTATGATCTTACTGTTGATGGCTACAAAAATTTTGCAACTGATTCGGTTGTTTCACACAATACTCCGGAAATAAGCTCGGCGCTTGACATCTATGCTGATGAAACTGTCGCGGCAGATGAAAAAGGTCGTGCTCTTCACATCTACTCAGACAATGAAAGAGTAAAAGAGATCCTTGAAGATCTTTTTTATGGTACGTTGAATCTCGAATTTAACCTTCGTTCTTGGGCAAGAAATCTTGTGAAATACGGTGATTTCTTTCTCTACAACGACGTTTCAGATGATTACGGTGTTGTTTCAGCGTTTCCAATTCCAGTCAATGAAATTGAGCGTGAAGAGAACTATGACAGAGAAGATCCGTTTGCCGTTCGTTACAGGTGGGTCACTCTTGGCAATCGAATCCTAGAGAATTGGGAAGTTTCTCACTTCCGTCTCTTGGGTAACGACATGTTCTTGCCATACGGTTCTTCAGTCATTGAACCTGCGCGCCGGATTTGGCGACAGCTTATTTTGATTGAAGACGCAATGCTTGTGTACAGAGTCGTGAGAGCGCCTGAGCGCCGCGTCTTTTACATTGACGTGGGTAACATCCCTGCAAGTGAAGTAGAGCTATACGTCGAGCAGCAAAGAAAGAAGCTTAGGACGAATCAAGTCATCGACTCGAACACTGGGCGAGTTGACTTGCGCTATAATCCAATGTCTGTTGATGAGGATTATCTCATGCCGGTCCGCGGTGCAGAATCTGGAACGAAGATAGAAACACTTGCAGGCGGACAGAACACTGCAGCAGTTGAAGACGTAGCATACATCCAGAAAAAGCTATTTGCGGCGCTGAAAATTCCTCGTGCATACTTGGGTTACGATGAGGCGCTATGCCTGGATCAGTCAACTTCTATCCCACTTTACGATGGTCGGACATTGACAATAGAAGAAATAGCGACTGAGTTTAACGCTGGAAAACAGAACTGGACATACACGATCGATTCATCAGGCAAACATGTTCCTGGAAAAATTATCGATGCATGGAAGACAAAAGACGTTACTGAACTTTATCATGTGACTCTTGATAATGGTCATGTTGTCAAGTGCACAGCAAATCATCCATTCATGCTTAGAGATGGCACGTATCGTCGAGCAGATGAATTGAAGAAGGATGACAGTCTGATGCCAGTTTATAGAAAGTTTTCGTCAAAGTCTGATGGTGATTTTCAGAATGGCTATGAAAAAATTCTGAACAATAATACTGGACGTTGGGAATATACACATCGTCTAGCAAACGAAGCTGGACTAGTTACTGATCATGCATCACGTGATCTTGAGAGATCATATGTAATTCATCATATCGATCATGATAAACGAAATAACAATCCAACAAATTTGATCAAGATGGGCAAGCGTGCTCATATTTTGCATCATTCTAGCGGTGCACGTGCTAATTTGTTGTCAAACACTGCTCGCGTCGCTCTTCGTGAAACAATGAAGACGCAAAAGTACATCGATGATCATCTTAAAGGCGTTCAGAACAGCTGGGATAATTCAATCACGAGAAGAAATTCAATTGCTGTATCAAATTCACAACAAAAACGTGTGAATATTTCAATCGAATCATTTAATGAATTGGCACTTAAATGTAGTGCAAGATCAGAATTTTATAAGCGTCTTAAGAGCGATTTGAACGTTAGTCGTACGTGCTTTGTTAACAACTTGTCTAGATCAACAATTGACGTTCGAACGTGGTTGTCATCTCATTTTGGTGTTATTAAGCATCGTGGAAATAGTAAGAAACTTAACTTCAATTTGCAAGACTTGATTGATGAATGCGTTAAACACAAAATTCGTAGCATAACTGAGTGGAGGCGTTGTAAGGATGTTTCGGTTAGTGGGCATGTTGTTAAACGAGTTTTGAATAACGCAGGGTACAAAGATTTTGCTAGCTTTGCAAAAACGTTGAATCATCAAATTGTTAACGTCGAACTAGTAAAACTAGACGAACCGCGAGCCGTCTATGATTTGACGATTGAGGGAAATCATAATTTTGCCATTGAAGCTTCAGAGTCAGAATGTAGCGATGACAGCTTGTCAAGTATGATTGTTGTTCACAACAGTTCAAAGGCAACGCTAGCCCAAGAAGATATCAGATTTTCCAGGACAATCTCAGTAATCCAGAAAACAATCATCTCTGAGCTTAATAAGCTAGCGATCATTCACCTATATGCTCATGGTTTTGACGGAGAGGATCTGCAGAATTTTACTCTTCGTCTTTCGAATCCTTCTACTGTTGCACAGCAGCAGAAGCTTGAGTTGTGGAGAGCAAAGTTTGAGATCGCTGGTTCTGCACCAGAAGGTTTTGTTGACAAGAACTTCATAAGAAAAGAAATTTGGGGTCTTAACGAAGAGCAGTGCAAAGCTATCGATGACGCTCGTTTGAAAGATAAGATCGTTGATTCAACGATTGAGGGTGCTGCAGCTGGAGAAGCCGGAGCTGGCGGAGGTGATGCTGGCGTTGATGATCTATTTGGCGGTGGCGGCGGCGGAGAAGCAACTGGTGGAGAGGAAGCTGGGGGCGGCGGAGAAGAAACACCACCTGAAGAAAATGCAGGCGAGGAACCAGAAGAAGAGGTTGAACCAGACGTTGAACTTCTAACTTCAGCAGATTCTTTTGATGATGAAGTCTTTGGGTTGAAGGTTGGAAATTCTGTCAGAGACGTGGAAGTACCTGTGAAAGCGCAGAAGCAGCTTGACAGAGTGCTATACAATCGTGGTCGCTTGAGGACTCACGGAGCATCAAAGACGTTCATGCCAGATCTTGAGAAGATGACGTCAAATGATGAGCACGAATCGTTGAACGATCCTTTCGATTCTAATTGGATGAAATCTGTGGTTAGCAATCCATTCGGTGAGAGCAGACAACACGAAAGACCAATAATGACGTCAGATATGATGTCTATCCTTCGAAATTGGTCTGTTGCTAAGCGAGTCAATCGTGCCACCGCCACAGCGCAAAAGGTGATCACAGAATCGAATGATGACCTTGATGTGACTGTTGAATTCGACGAAGTATTTAATGATGACGAACCAGGAGAGCAAGAGTAACATGTCCAAGCAGTTGACACACAAGAAGAAGAGAAATTCAGGTTTGCTCTATGAGTTTCTGATTCGAACGATCTCGCGCTCTCTCGTTGAAGGCGATCAAAAGAAGTCAGCGACAGCACTAAAGATTTTGAAGCGCAGCTTCAAGCCTGGCACTGAACTGTACAAGGAGTTCAGGCTCATCAATTCGCTCGTTCGTACGACAGTTAGTTCGGAACATGTTGCTGCATCGATCATAAATGAAGCTAAAGTAGCTGCTGGTTCGTACGATTTGAAAGCTCTTGACAAAGAGAAGTCCATCCTGATCAAGAACATCAATCATCTTATCAATGATGAAAATTTTTATGATCAACAAGTTAACGAGTACAAAGTTTACGCTACAGTGCAGACGTTGATCAACGAATGGCGATCATCTGACAAAGACATCGGAAAGCTCGCTGAGTACGAAGATCAGCTAATGAAATGGTTGACAACGGAAAAGAAAGAGCAAGAAGATAGCGTCATCAACGAGGAATCGCCGGGCACTGCCCGGCTGATGATGAAGGTCATGACCAAGAAGTTGAACGAGAAGTACTCGGGCGTCTTGAATGCTGACCAGAAGTCTTTGATGAAAGCTTACATCTTCTCAACAGCATCCAGCGATCCAACGGTTATTCAGAAGAAGCTAGCAGAGATCAAGGATTCTCTTCTTCAGAAGATCGATGCTTACTCAAAGATTGAAAAGAACAAGCTTATAAGCGAAAAGTTGTCGAATACGACGCAGCAATTGCTTACAGAAGATCTAAGCAACGTTGATGACTCTACGGTCACGCGCTTCATGCTTTACGCTAAGCTAGGATCAGAACTTGACCAAGAAGATGGGGATGAAAGATGAAAGAGCAACGGTTGCTAAGCACGTACGACGTGCATGATTATGAAGTGATCACCGAAGTCAGCGACAAGCCGACAGGCCCTGTCAAGAAGATCATGATGAAGGGAATCCTTCAGAAAGCTGATACGCTAAATCAGAACGGTAGAATCTACCCAAAGTACGTTCTCGAGCGTGAAGTAAGAAACTACCAAAAGTTCATCCTCGAGAATAGGGCTCTAGGAGAACTAGACCACCCAGATTCATCAGTTGTTAACTTGAAGAACGTTTCTCACATCGTTAGAGAAGCTTACATGGAAGATGGTACTGTGTACGGAACAGTTGAGATCCTTGACACGCCGTCTGGAAAAGTTTTGCAATCACTAGTTGAGTCAAAGGTGAAGCTTGGAATCTCCTCGCGAGGCGTCGGTTCAACTGCAAAGAAGGGTGATTATTACGAGGTTCAAGACGACTTTCAGCTTATCTGCTGGGACTATGTATCGGAACCATCAACTCCCGGAGCTTTCATGATTCCTGAAGGTAAAAAGATAACGCAAGCTGAACTAAATAAGGTCTTTAATAGATCTGATCGAATTGACAGGATCTTGAACGAAATTCTCAAGAAGTTATGCCAACTGGGTCTATAAAGTTTATTTCTGCTAATTGTAAGCGATGTGGCACATCATTTAGTTATCGTTACAAAGCTAGCAAACGATCTCAAGTATTTTGCAGTCGGTCTTGTTCGAACAAAGAAGTGAAGCGAAATCGTTCTGAAAAAGATCTATTGTCTTCTTGGACTAAGACAATTGGTTCAGAAGCTGCAGATGAAAAACTTCAACGTTTGAAGTTGTCAAAGAGTGAATCTGCAACAAGAAATAACACTGGCAAGAATCATTCAGACATCACAAAGAGAAAGATTTCTGAATCTTGCCAAGGAAACAAAAACGTTTTGAAGGGACGAACATATCTTGAGTATTATGGTCCGGATCGAGCAAAACAATTGTCTGAAGAGCATTCAAGAAAATTGAAAGAAGGTTATGCTTCTGGAAGAATCAAGCCTTCTGTTCGAACGAAATCAGCACCAGCATACAAGAATGTCAAGCTAAGAAGCATGCTTGAACTCAGAGTTATTCGTTTTCTAGAAGAGAGCGAAAATTTGTGCTTTAATGATTCATTGTTTTACGAGCATCCGGATGCTCATGTAACTTGGCATGATTCCACAGGTGCTGGTCACACTTACATTCCAGATCTTTACGTACCAAGTGCAGAACTTGTGATTGAGGTTAAGCCTCAACGATTTGTTGACAGTCCGACTGAAGAAATGATGAAGAAGAAAGATGCAGTTCTTCGTGAAGGATATAAATTTGAATACTACACAGAAAGAACGATAACATGTCGCTTAACAATCCAAAAGGTGGCCTAGGATATGCTGCTGAATTTCAATCATCGGCGCTTCCATGGGTAACAAGCAGCCAAGTTCCCGTTGTAACGTCTGGAATTCTACGTTGTGACTTTCCTAAAGTCAGTAGGTTCGTAACTGTTTTGAATAATGCTAGTGCTTCAGCCGGTCAAGAAGTTCGAATCGGATTCACTAGGAATGGAATGACAGCTGGTTACTACAGCGTTCTAGCTGGTGGTCAGCAGACGACGATGGAAGTTAGAGTCACTAGCCTCTACATTGCTGGTGACACCAGCAACAATCTTCGAGTTTCTGTTCTTGCTGGTCTGACTAACATTGATAAGTCAATGATGCCTCAACTGTCAGGAACGCTTGATTCGGGCGACGCCGGCTGGTCTGGCGTCGGTTTACAAGAGGATATTCAAATGGAACTAGTCAAAATACCAGATGATCGTTTGAGGTTCTTGTCCGGACCAGTTGACAAGTTCGATCGTTCGCTTCAAGAGCTATCAACTAGCATGAAATTGGTGATGGCTGTCAATGGCGGCGTCGGCCTAGCTGCACCTCAAGTTGGTGTCAACAAGAGGGTCATAGTTGTCAACGTAGCGCCTGGTAGCAGCACACCAGATCTGATCACCATGGTGAATCCAGTCATAGTGTACTCTTCAAGCTCGCAAGAAGCCGGTGAAGAGGGTTGCTTGTCTGTCCCGGGTGAACGATGCACCGTAACACGTGCAAAATCTGTTGAAGTCGAATACAGAGAACCGAATGGGTTCTTCAAGAAGAAGATCTTCACTGGCTATGTTGCTAGAATTGTGCAGCACGAGATAGACCATTTGGACGGTGTCTTGATGATCGATCGCTCAGCAACCCCTCTAGAAGCACACACGAGGGCACAAGAATATATTTCGGCTCACTGATAAGGGTTACAGCAAATGAATTCACCGAATAAAATCTCGAGGTCACAGCTTAAGCAGCTGGTGAAAGAGTGCCTTGTTGAGATCTTGCAAGAAGGTCTTGGTTCCCCACTAACACCAACAACACCAGCTTACGCTCAGCAAGAAAGGCTTCCTCTTCGAGCAGAAGTAACAAACAGAAAGCCTGCAGCGCAGCAGAAAAGAATTTCTCCACTTGACATGCCAGCAACGAACCATGGGTTGTCGCAAGATATCAGAGAAGCTATCAAGAGAGAAGTTGCTGGATCACCAAACAAGAGCGTCATGTCAGAAATTTTTGCTGACACTGCCAATCGTACACTACCTGGTTTGATGTCTGATGGCGGCGGCGATCCGCATCGTCTGACGTTGCAAGAGCAATTCCATGGAACACCAGAAGAGATATTTGGTGAAGAAGCATCTTCAAAGTGGGCCGAGCTAGCATTTGCATCGCCGGTAAAGAAAATTTCGTAATCGTTGTGAGAGATACTATTTAGTCGTAAGCACAGGTAAGAAGATGAAGCTAACAACGCAACTACTCAAGTCAATCATTGAAGAAGAAGTTTCTAAGTTCGGTTCTGGAGAAACAACAGAAGACCGAGCTGATGACACGGAAGAAGTCGATGCTGACGAATTCGCAGATTCGCTAGAGAAGAAGATTGACTATGCTAAGGCGCTGAAGATCGAAGAAACTCGTCTTCGCCGTAGGCTAAGCAAGATTGTCGAAGCGAGAGCTCGGGTTAAGCAGCTCATCGCTAAGTCGATCTTAAGATAAGAAGGAAGCAAGACCATGCCAGGCAAAGGTAAATACACAACTTACGTGACCCCAAAGTCACCTCGTCGCACGTTTTTTGAGACGATGTTCAAGGGTAACGCTACGATCCAGCCGCAGTTCTACGGGCTTGATCAAGATGCCGCTGTGGTCGCTGCTACAGTTGAAGGCAATGGTATCTTGAGAGCTGGGGACACGAAGGGAATCCAAGCTGGTGATCCTGGTCACTTTCCTGCCGGCGTTGATATGACGTACAACGGCAAGAAGTCGGCTATCTCAGCACCTGATACTCTCGCCGGTAAGGACGGCGCATGGAAGAAGGCAGGTGATCCTGCTAACTCGTACGTGCCAGACATCTCATCACCTGGCCCAGGTAAGACTGAGGGTACTGACAAGGATGTTGATCCAAAGCTAGGAGTGAAAGATCTCGGTGCTGGTCTCAGCTTGCCAAATCAGCCTTCGCACCTCGAAGGCTACGTACCTGACGGTCCAAATACCGGTACGCGCAATCCAGTTACTACGTCTAGCAAGATGTATGAAGCAAATACTCTCGGTTCAGATGTTGCCCTGGGCAAATCTGGTACAGAAACCTGAGATAAAACAACAATTTGCACGATTAAACGATACTTACATCAAGAATACAGGGAAATCCTCCGAATGTCAAAGGAACTTTACGAAGAAGCACTAGCTGATGCAAAGAAGCTAAGAGAGGTCGCAGAAGACGATGCTAAGCGTTCTGTTCTAGAAGCTGTCACCCCTCGCATCAGAGAGCTGATCGAGCGTCAATTGCTAACTGAGTCTTTTGATGACGAGGAAGAATTTCTACCTGCAGCAGCAGTTCCTGCTGTTGGTGATGCTGGATCAGTTGCTGCCGCAATGTCACCTCCGGACGTTGATGGTAAAGTAACGCTCGATCTAGATGCACTGTCTGTTGATAGCGGAACGCCAGTTGAGCAGCCGATGTTCGGTGCTCCTGCGCCAGGCGCTGATAACGTTGAGTACGAGCTGAGCTATGAATCAGTTGCTGCTCTATCACCAGTTATTAACGCTACTAAGTCCAATCTCGGTAAGGAGCTTGAATCTAGCTTGTACCGTTTGGGAGAGTCTATTGAGCAATTTGCATCAGCTGGAAAGCTCGTGAGAGAATCCAAGGGTTATGCAAGCAAAATCGCTCAAATGATTTCTCGTGTAGAGAATATGTATGACTACGTGCAGGAATCAGTGTCTGATCCTGCAATGAAGAGTTCATACGAAATCAAGCTAGAGAATTACTTTAGAGAACTCAACAAGCTCCGGGAGCGAAAGATGTCGAAGAAAAGCCTAAAAGATCTGATGAATGAAGGTGATGTTACCCTTAAGCTCACTGGCTTGCCAGATGAGATTGATCTCGACTCAGTTGGAGTCGATCTTGTCACCGGTGAAGACGAAGAAGGTTCTTCGGATGATCTTGGCGGCGAAGGCGGAGATGATCTAGATCTCGGCGGCGACGAGGGTGGCGAAGGTGGTGAAGGCGGAGATGATCTCGGCCTTGACGATCTTGGACTCGGTGGTGACGATGAAGAGGCAAAGATGGAATCACGCAAGCTAAGCGATGACACGATTGTTGAGATTGACACGAACATGCTTCGTAGAGAGATCTCTCGCTTGAAGCGCATGCATGAAGATGCGGTTCCTTCAGCAGATGGCAACGGTGCTGATGCTGTTCTTGATCAGTTCGGCGACGGCAAGTCAGAGGGCGACCCATGGCTTGACGGTGAAGTTACGACCGAAGCCGAAGAGTCAGATGATGAAGACAGCCTTGAGGAAGCTGACGGTCCAGACGGCGATCTCACTATGGATGAGACTGACGACGTCATGGAGATGGATGGCCTGGCGCAGCTTGGCAATCGTCGCTCGAAGGACGAGAATGGCAATGCAGTTGCTGATTCTCACGAGACTCCGATGGAGTCGCTAAAGCGTAGAGTTTCTTTTGAGAAGCGTCTGCAGGAGCGTGCAAAGGCACGTGGAGCAGCTCTTCGCAAGGAAGCACGTGTTGCAGCTGCTAAGAAGCAGCATGGCAAGGTTGCATCCCTTAAGAAGGAATACGATGCAGCTGCACGTAGGTTCACCGAGTCAGTGAATCGTCAGAAGAAGATTATGAGAACGCTAGCGGAAGCTACTTCTCGCAAGGGTGCAACCGTCAATGGTTCATCGAAACAGCCTGCGGAGCGAATGGCTGAAGCAAATCTCCGTAAAGAGTTGGCAGCTACGAATCTGTTCAACGCGAAGCTAGTTTACACCAACAAGCTACTTCAAAATGAGTCACTGTCTAAGAAGCAGAAGTCTGAAGTTATCAAGCGCCTTGACGAGGCCAACAGCCTCCGTGAAGTTAAGCTTGTGTACGAGAGCCTCTCGAAGGCTCTTGCTGGAACGTCCAGGCCAATCAAGGAGAGCGCTGATCGCAAGGTCGTCGGTTCTTCATCAAGGGTCACTCGTCCAGCATCGACGACAACGCTCAATGAAGGATCGGATCTTGATAGGTGGGCGAAGCTCGCTGGACTCTGAAGAATCGTAGAACTACAACAAAAGAAAGTTTATGGAGATATAAAATGAAGTTTTCACTTGATCAGCTAACACAAGGTATTCGCGAAAAGCACGTTGGTGCGGAGCGAGCACGTCTTGTTGAGAAGTGGGCGCGCACCGGTCTTCTGAGGAACCTGGATGGCAATCGTCGCGAGATGATGTCCCAGCTTCTCGAGAACCAGGCGGCTCAGGTTCTTAAGGAGAACGTTTCTCTTTCCACTGGCGGCGGCGCAGTTACGTCGTCCGGTCAGATCCAGGGCTTCTCGAACATTGCATTCCCAATCGTTCGTCGAGTCTTCGGTGGCCTTGTTGCGAACGAGCTCGTCTCGATCCAACCAATGTCGCTGCCATCTGGTCTCATCTTCTACCTCGATTACACCTACGGCTCGAACGTCGGTGGCGAGGCGGGCGCAAGCTTGAGCAACACCTCAACGTTTGAGACGTACCAGCGTGGTCAGTCGATCTACAACAACCCACCAGGCAAGGGCATTCAGTCCGGTTCTCTTGCGACGGGTGGTATGTACGATCTTGTCAACGTCGGTTACTCGAAGGTTCACTCTTCGTCACTCGGCGTCTCCGGATCGAACCTCGATCTCGGTGCATGGACGGGCGCTTCGCAAGCTTGGACCGCCGGTGGAGCAGTTCGCAGCGACACGGACCTTTCTGGTTCGAACGCCCGCTTCCTGAACTTCGATCCACAGATCGAGAATGCACTGGCACAGGGCGACCTGGACCTCACGTTCTTGCACCTCTCGGTGTCCGCACTGCATACTGCAATTCCAAAGGGTGACTTCTTGGCACCAGAGCAGATCGCAATCTTCGGATTCACTGCTGCGAACAACGTTTCTGAGTGGGGTGAGTCATACCAGTCGGGCAAGGGTCTCTACAACCTCCGCCGCCTTAACAAGCGCGGTGATTGGAACGGCTCAACGTTCACGCTGAACCCGCTGAACGGAACGTACATCCAGATGGTTCTGAAGCTTACCAACGGTGGATCAGTTCCAACGATGGGTACGCCCGTCCAGAAGGTCTCGATGGCAATCACTGATGCACTCACCGTTGATTCAACGTCAGGTGCTACGCTGACTGTCCCATCCTTCGAGTCTGACTTTGGTTCATCGCCAACACCAGCAATCCCAGAGATTGACATCAAGATCGAGGCGATCTCGATCACTGCAACGACCCGCAAGCTCCGCGCTCGCTGGTCCCCAGAGCTTGCGCAGGATCTCAACGCGTACCACTCGATGGACGCTGAGGTTGAGCTGACGAGCATCCTTTCTGAGAACATTGCCCTTGAGATTGATCGCGAGATCCTCAACGACCTTGTCACTCAGGCAAACGGTGCAAACTACTACTGGAGCCGCGCTCCAGGCAAGTTTGTTAACAAGGTCACCGGCGACAGGCAGAACCTCGCGAGCTCGCTCTCGATCGGTCCTCAGTTCACTGGTACGGTTCGCGAGTGGTATGAGACTCTCATCGAGACGATCATCGACGTGGCGAACACGATCCACCGCAAGACGCTTCGCGGATCAGCTAACTTCATGGTCACTGGACCAGATGTTTGCACGATCCTGGAGAGCTCGGTGCTCTACAAGCCAAAGTACACGCTCGACAGCGAAGGCCAAGTTGGTTCTCCGTTCACGGTCGGTGCAGAGGCGATCGGTACTGTTTCCAACAGGTTCACTGTCTACAAGGATCCTTACTTCCCAAGGAACAAGGTTCTTGTCGGCTACAAGGGCGGTTCCTACCTTGAGACTGGATACGTATACGCTCCGTACGTTCCACTCATCGTGACCCCAACGCTGTTCGCACCTGAAGACTTCACGCCACGTAAGGGTGTCATGACCCGCTACGGCAAGAAGATGGTCAGGACGGACTTCTATGGCACTGTGACGGTCATGGACATGAATGTGATTTTACGTTAGATAAAGTTTGAGTGCCCTGCTTCAAAACAGGGCATTCGCTTTTCTCGATTAGTATACATTTATCTCTAACGGATGAAGATCATTTGATGGATAATACATGCAAAGAGTGCAATGAGGTCTTCAACAGTTCTGAACAGGTGAGGCGTCACCTGCGCAAGCACGCGATGAATGCACAGGAATATTCGTTGAAGTGGGACTACAATAACGTCATTCCGAAGTGTGCGTGTGGATGTGGTCTGAAGACATCGTGGCATATAGCGTCAAAAAACTTTACGAAATTTGTTCATGGTCATCATGCGTGGGGGAGAAAGAAGACAGAAGATGAAAAACGGCGCATTGGTGAAAAGAACAGCGTCAATATGAAACGTTACATGGTTGAAAATCCTGACGTAGCACGTTCAAGGGTTGAAGCACTTCGTTTTGGGCGAATACCAGATGTTTATAAACGTGTGTCAGAATCGGTTCGTCGTTTCTGGTCTTCTGGCTCTGATTTGGCAAAACAACGTCGAAAAGAAGCTTCAGATCGAGCTATCGTGCTTCTCGAGCAAGGAAAGATTGGTCCGCATGCACCGTTCAAAGCGTGCTGGTTTGAGAACCCATTCACTGGCAAAGAAGAACGAATGCATTCATCTTGGGAAACTTCGTTCTTGAGCAAGTGCATTACTGAAGGTTACCCAGTCACAAAGCAACACGATCTTAGGATTCCTTATGTTGCTAACGATGGAACTGATCATGTATACGTGCCAGATTTCATTGCGCTTGAAGAAAAAGTTGTGTTTGAGATCAAGGGTTTGATGAGAGAAAATGACGATCTTAAGCTTCAGGCTTTGAATGCTTGGGCTGAAAGAAATGGTTATGAAGTTGTCATCATTGTTGATACCTCAACGTAAAATTTATGCTCATGGTTGAATTCTTCTGCGATACTTACTTCACAGGAGATTTTACACATGCCGTACGTAAATAGAGGATTTGTTGATGATGGTAGCTAGAGCCTAAGCGTTACAGGTGGCGTTACTGCTACGACGTACGTTACGACGGCGCAAACGCTTGCTGGTTCCGGAACAGTTACGATCCCAGGACCGGGTTTTTACTACGTTCCTGTTTCCGGTGCATCTGGTATGGGTTACTTCACTGGTTCAATGCCAGCGCCAGGAACTTTCCCAGGTGGTGTCATTGCTATCACTGATGACACGACCGGTGGAGCATTCAACTGGTTGCTCAGCGGTTCAACTGCATCTCCTCGCGCCGGCAGAGCGTTCTTCTCGAAGATGTCTGGCTCCATGCCAGGCGCGCTTCCAGCAGCGTACGGCGGCGGCACGGTTGCTATGGCATCCAGCGGTTCGATCATCATGATGTCTGACGGCTTCCACTGGTGCATCATCGGTGGTTCTGGCTCGATGGCTCTTGCTGGTTCAAACGCCTGATTTGTAAATTCTGCGACGGTATCAACGAGCTTGCCTGTGCAAGCTCGTTGGTCGTTGTGGTACTATGAACCATGTGGCTCTTCACCCAAGATGGTTTTTACAGCGTAGTTGCAGACAAAGATGACACGAACATCGTGTGGGTTCGAGCCCGCGTTGAGGCTGACCTTGTTCGTCTCCGTGATCGTTACCGAGCAGTGACCGGCCCAATCACCGAGAAGTTCCAGGGTGACTATGCGTACCGGTTCTCTATGACTCGTGTGGAATTCGCTCGTGTTATGTTCGAGAGCGCGATCGACATCGACTACTTCAACTTCAAGGACACCGTCCGCGCCAAGATCGGCAACGTCCGTGCAATGCTGTACGAGTCGGTGTGGTGGCGGATGATGAACCTTCAAGGCGGCTTCAAGGCCTCCTTTGGGCCCACAGAAGCCTCACAGAATATTCTTGATAAAAAAGACGATGGTACACCTGGCTTAATTGTTCAGTATTTTCTACCATCTTTCGTCATCGATTAGTTGGTTTGTACAGGTAGAGCAGATTGCATTACCTTCTAACTCACGAGGCCAAGTTGGTCTCTCAAGGAGAAAGAAGATAATGTCCGACAACAGCTATACCAACAGAAATGCAGTGATCCGCGTCCGTGAAGATGCTCGTGGAAACCTTCGCACCGAGACCGCTCGCCGCGATGACGGTGCTTCGAAGTTCGCGGTCTCCACGTCCCCTGAGACGAACAGGACGAGCCTTTACATCGACCTGCCAGGAACGCAGGTTCAGCTGTCTGGCTCGAACGCGAGGACGATCTATCGTTTGCTGAGGAAGCATTTCAAGGCGACTGGAAAGTCTGTCCGGTTAGAAGAAGAGAAGTGAGATATCGTGGGACAGTGACTCTAGCGGGTTGCTGTCCCACGATCTTTTTAGGAGCAACTATGAAGCTAACGAAACCCCAAGCACTACTTTTGGTGCAGACGATCATGCTGTTCAACACAGCCCATCTTGGGCCATCGAACGATTTTCAGACCAACTTGGATGAACTTCGTGATGAACTAACAAAGTTCTTGACGGGAGACAAGGAGGAAACAGTTTCTTCAGAAAAGAAGGGGTCAGCTACGTCTTGTCCGACAATTTCATTCGACGCCTTGAATGATCTACCTTCACTTCGAGCAACGTCAACAGCGTACGGATTCAGTCGTCTTAAAGTCATGTTTGAAGACGATATGTTGAACGTGTACACCAAGGACGGAGATGACATCATTGATGAGATGCTCGTGACCCATGTCGTCCGCTCAGGAAAGAGCATCAAGTTTATCACTGATCTTTCTACTACGGTTGAATTTAACGTTTCAAAGTTTCCAAAAAAATGGACTGAGTACTTCCCAATCGGTATTGAAGTCTTCATCCCGGGAGAAGATTACTGATGAAGCTTCACCTTGAACCCAAAGAAGTTCTAGAGTTGCATGAGATCTTGTGCGAGGTTATGCCTCGTCTTAAAGATCCCAGAGACATGATGCACGTCAACGGGCAACTTCGCCAGTACATCCTTGCATGCATGACACGCGGTGATCGTGAAGAAAAGGATGATAACATGCAGAAGTGGCTCGATCGGCAGCAAGAGCTGCTACGAACGAAGGTTGCTATCGATCAAGTGTCTCCGGGCGTCACACCAGCTGACCTGACGTCAAAGTCTCATGCAGATATCTTGTCACCACCAGCAACACCAGTCAGTGTTTCTGCTACGTTGGCTCCACTGACAAGTGAGCAGCAGCTGATCATTCGTAACAGCTCTAATCTTGCGCAGGAAAAGCAGATCTTGCACGTGGATCCTTGCGAGCTAGATGGGGATACATACGGTCAGTATCCGAGTACAAAGAACAAGGGAGGACACAGGAAGTACAATCATCACAAGAAGAAGTGATGCATTTGGGCGCGAAATAGTTTCGACAGGGTCTTGAAATTGACAACTGCAGGTGCCAGTGCACGAGGATCTGGCTTACAATCCATGTGACGTATAGATGCCAACGACAACGGCACGGCTCCTCTCGCCCTCGCGGCATGAGGAACGGGTCTTTAGCGCCTAGGAAAAGAAGGCTAAAGAATGTCAGGGAACCAGACACTAACTGGAACACCGTCAAAGCTCTGGACGTAAAACGTAGAGCCGACTTGGTAACCAGGAACGTTAAACTTCGCGTTACTAGTCCCGCTTTGAGGACGATTCAGCAGATAAGCAAAACCTGTGTATGAAGTTTCAACGTAGTGATCTTGGACCCGGGGGCAGTACCCGGCGCGTCCACAAATTTTATCTACTGCGCTTATTGTATAGAGTTAGAACAGGAGATAACACATGTCAGCAGCAACAGAAAAATTGCTTGAGCACATTTCCCTCGTTAGGGAAGCAATTACGATGGCAGAAGACGCGGGAAAAGATGCAACCGAGCTGAAGAAGGAACTTCAGTACTTGAACGAAAAGTTGGCATCTTGCTCGTCAGCTCTCAACGAGAACAAGTCTATCCTTAAAGGATTATGATGCAGTACGTTAATCTATTTGAGCCGTTGCTTGCTCACAGAAAAGGACCGGCTCCTGTGTTCATCAACGTTGGTGTTCAGGCCGTTGACATGTATACTGAGTCTGGAACTGTTGCTGCACCAGTAACGTCTGAGACTTACGTTAAGCTATCTTCATTGCCACCTGAACTGCGTGAACGCGTGAAGACAGCTGTTCAAGCTATTCTCTCGGGGATGTGATTAACAGAAATATCAACTGTTTCTGAAAGTCTAAGTTTCTTTAGTTCCCTAGCTTTCTTGCGCCGTGCAAGTTCTTTAGATCTCCAGATCGGATCTTGCCATAGTTTTTTCACAGCTTCTCTAGATTCAGGGTTTGACCATCGTCTGACTTGAGCATCTTTTGATTTTTGCTTAGCTTCTGGTGTGCTATTGCGTTCAGCAAGTTTTTGTCGACGTGTGTCAGACGCCGGTGGATTAGACCAGTATTTCTTTTGTGCTTGGCGCATTTTTTCTTTGTGTTCTGGCGTTTTTGGAACGTTTTTCATTTTTTTGCTCATTTCTTCAGGAGCACTAGTTTTTCCACCATCACCTCCTGGCGTCATATTGTACCCGTGGTTTGGGTCGTTACTAGTAAAAATGGATATCCATTTCGATTCGCAAATGTTTGCATCAGCAGTTGTTTCTGTTGATTCTAGTATTTCATGAACCCAAGAGTCTAGAGGATATTTGCGTATAGCATGACTAATGTGAAATGATTTCCCCTTAAGGGCAGCATTAACATGTGCCTTCCAACGCTTTTCAAGCGTACTTTTTGTCTTTCCTATGTAACACTTGCCACTGATTGTGTTAGTATGCTTGTATATGATGATTGTCATGACTTATACATATCCGTCAAAGAAAGTTAAGGGTATCTAAATTTCGTATCATGGCTACGTTCCTCACGTTAAAGAGTTTCTCAGTTCGTTGCAGCACACTCCCTCTGTTTTGGAGGTTGGCGTCGACAGAGGTGTTACGTTCATCTCTCTTGCTGCTCACCTCTCGAGAGCAAAGAAAGAGTACAACCTGATCGGTGTTGACGTTCTAGTTCAAGAGTCAACTGCATTGACTGTCTCATTCTTGGACAGGAATCCAGACGAGCAACGCATCTACTTGCTTCAAGGCAACAGTCTCGTTGTTCTACCGTCCCTAGTAAGCCAGGGATTCAAGTTTGACGTTGTGTTGATCGATGGCGACCACAACTACTACACTGTCTCGAAAGAACTTGAATCTTTGAACGATCTAACGTACGATCATTCAGTCGTCTTGATAGACGATTATAACGGTAGGTGGTCAGAGAGAGATCTCTGGTACGCAGAACGTGAAGATTACTCGAAAGTTGATGTCACAACAAAACCAGTTGAAACTGAGAAGCACGGCGTGAAGCCCGCTGTTGATGAGTTTCTTCAGAAAAATCCGCAATGGCGCATGTCCAAGCCGTTGAACGGTGAACCAGTGGTTCTAAGCAAGGTTATCGTAGCAGACAGTTGATAGTTATGTAGGATGAGAGTCCTACGTTCTAACCTGTCTGGAGATGACGTAAAGTCCTGGCAGACGTTCTTGAGAGGATTGAATCCATCGTCCTCTCTCATCGTCACAGGTACGTTTGATCCTCCTACGTACTCAGCGACAGTAGCGTTCCAGAGAGCGACCGGGCTTCAGGCTGATGGTGTCGTTGGGACTAGAACGCTCGGCAAGGCAATGAGCCTAGGGTTCAACTGCCTAGAAGACGTATCAACTGATAAGTCAAGTTCGTGCTGGCCGCCGCAGCCGCTAGAACCTTCTCTTTCACCAAGCGAAAGAGAGAAGATGTTTGGCAGCTTTGCGTACGTTCCTGTGCCAGTTGCTGGAAATCCTGAAGCTATCAAGATAACTGACGGATGGTCGATGAAGAACATCGTTGGCGTGCAAACTCCAACGTTGAACCATCTCAACGTCAATGCTGTCCAGTTCAACAAGCTAGCAGCTGATCAATTTCTGAACCTGCTCCAGGCTTGGGATGATGCTGGAATGTCAAGGCTGATACTCTCGTGGGGCGGCACTTGGTCGCCACGATTCATTCGTGGCAGCAGAACCGTTCTTTCAACCCACGCATGGGGAACAGCATTTGACATCAACGTTCAATGGAACATGCTTGGGGCTGAACCAGCGCTCGTTGGGTCAGTTGGTTCTGTCCGTGAACTAGTTGATATCGCATCTGCTAATGGTTTTTACTGGGGTGGTTGGTTCGGCTACAAGAAAGGTGGCCGAGCGGACGGGATGCACTTCGAAATTTGCAAATTGCTGTTAACGTTGGAGACACAGATGGCTGGTAGAATTAAATCGAAAAACAAAGAATGGTATCATGAATCGAATTACTCTAGAGAACCTAGCAGCGCTCGAGTGGGCATGATGACCAACGGAGAAGAGGCTGACGGGGATGAAGAGTTGCAAGAGTCTATCACGTTGTCAGTGAACGAACTTCGACAGATCATCAAGGAAGAAGTTTCAAGCAACTTTGTGTCTGGCTTGAAGGCTGCAACAGTTGATCAGATATCTTCAAAGTGGCCAAAGTTCGTGGAGTACTTGAAGGGAAAGTTTGGCGAGATGCTTGGCAAGGCAAAGTTCGCAGTGAAGGGCTCTGGTATGCTCAGCAAAGGCACGCCGTTCGTGTTGCTCCCAGATTCTAGCAGGACTGTCATATTTTGGGACAACGTCGGACCGAAATACAATACATCTGATACCGTTGCTCAAGCTATCGGCAAATTGAGTGCATTATCAGATGAAGCAGTCCTAGCCTCTTGCGAGGTGTTATATTTCTACACGACGTTGAGGCTTATTTTAAGAATGACTGCGAACAGAGTCATTGATGAACATAGTGAACTAAGCGGTGTTGGGTCGTTGACCCATGACCAGCTTGATGCTTATGTTAACACTAGCCCGTACGTCATTGTATCAGGCGCAGTTGGATCTGTTCCACCCGGCGCCAGGAAGCTTGTTGCTGGTCCGGGTGTCACGATAACAGATGGTGGTGCCGGTGGTGACTTGATAGTGTCTGTCACTTCTGTGACGACCGGTTCAACCGTGCAGTGGATGGAGAGACCGTCGGGACTGGCTGACGGCTCGAACATGACATTTAACCTAACACGAGCACCAGTACCTGGGACTGCTTTGATGTTCTATGTTAACGGATTGTTGCAAGAGCAAGGCTCAGATTCAGACTACACGCTCTCTGGTTCCGTGATATCGATGTTGTATCCGTACAGATCCGGCAGTAACATCAGAGCTACTTATCCTTACTGATTGTGCAGTTAACGATGTCTAGAACCTTCATAGATCAACCTACTCAAGTCTTCAAGTCGGATCTTTACGACGATTCGTTGACTACGGGTATCGGTCTGCAATCAGGTTCTACGACGTTGCAGACTGACTTGAATGCTATCAGAACCCAGATCAGAAGGTTGATCTGGGGTGATGTATCAGGTAGCTGGTACGATACACTACCACAAGCGTCTGGTTCATACGGAGTGTTCTCTGCCCGGGGCGTAGGAAGCCTTGGTAATGATCTAAACAACGTAGAGCAGCATCGTTTCTTGTACAGACGACAAGTTTTGTCACTGTTGAACGTTGCTACGGGATCAAATGTTGTGCAGCTCTCCACGTCGCTTGGAACAGCACCAGCTAACTACGCCGTTGTCGACAACGATCTTATTGCTACTGGAACGATAGTTGCAACTGTTCCGACGTACGGTACATGGAGTTCGAACCAAGTGTCAGGTTCAACGGTGATCACACCAAAGAATCTGGTTGTCATCCGCGATGCATGGACCCATTCAACGTTGACTAACAGCTTGGGTCAGGAGATCTACGGTCTGCTGCAAGTCGAGACTGGATCTACGTCTGGCGTGGCTTTTAACGATGTCAACAGAAGAACGCAGATATCGTTTGTCTACGAGACGATGACGCTAGGAACGTCTTCACTAACGTCCGTTGCAGCTTCTGATATTGGCGGCCGGACAGTGCAATACACGTACGTCACAAGGATGGGGTTGAAAGATCTTCCTGAGGACGCTTATCTTTCAAACGAAATATTCATTGACACGCCGATGCCACAAGTTGGTGGTTCAACTGTCTCATTGAGCGACATAACGCTTCAAAGAGCTATCACAAATCAAGGATCGTCAGTTGTTACTGATAGCAGCGGGACTAGCATACAGCTAGCAGCTGGAGCATCTTGGATCTTTTTGAGCGGAACAACAAAGCTTTGGGAGCTAGCTTCCACGCCGTCAGGCCAGAACACTCTGGCTATGAACTTGTATTCATACGGCTTGTCATCATCTCTACCAGCAACATTCCAGAAAGGAATATCAGTTGCTACTGGTTCAACGCAGATCAACGTTGGTGTCACTGCAGGTTGGATCGAGTCACTGGGTTCTTTGACGTTGCGATCATTTCTTGGTTCTGCTCTAGTTCTGTCTGGCGGGAGTCAGATTCAATTTGGTGATAGTTTTGGTGGATCATCCACTTACGCGACAGGGTTGATACCGTTTGCTACATCAACGCTTGAATGGAGCAACTTCAAGAGTAATTTTGGTCAGATCTCTTTGCTGGGCGCGCTGAACACTTTGTCTGCTGGCGTTGTGGCGTCTGGTGCTCTGCGTAGATACCGTGCCCAGTCTGGTGTGACCGCTGACGTTGCTGCAAACACTAACATAACGTTTCCAACGAATCTTGAAAATTCATTGCTAGACTATTCTGCAAGGACTTTTACATCAGACGTAAACGTGTACTTGAATGGAATCCTTCTCATGCCAGGAGCAAGTGCCTCTGATTACGTTGACGTATATCCGGGAACAACTAGAACGTCTGGTGACTTGAAGTTCTCAATGAATATTCGCAGTGGTTCAGTCATAACGATGGAGATCTTTGGCAATTCCTGAATTACATTGATGCAATGAGCGATTATCTAAAGGGAATTCATGCTGCAGGAACGTACGTTGAGAAGTCAAAGCTAGCGTACGAAGAAGAAGCTAAGAACATGGCTTCGATGAAGGCTGCATTTATGATGGCCCTAGAACGACTGTCGGTTCTAAAAGAGCAGTACGTCGTTGCTATGACGAACGGATCGATGAAAGTAAAAGAAGCAGATGCTAGCGTAAAAGCCGTTGCAGCTTGCATTGCACTAATCGATCAACTTCATGTAGAGGCTGAGAGCAGAAGAGTTCTTTCGATAGGTGCTACAGAAGCATTGAACAAGGTAGTGAAAGAAGTACACACCTTGTGGCAAGAGAGTTCAAAGCTAGAATCTTCAAGCTGATAGTTATCTTCTAAGACGATGACCATCTTTGGAGGAGGACGCACACCCGATGATTTTCCGGGTGAAAGAGTAGAAGAAGCAATCAAGCTTCTTCCGATGTCTGCGTCATTGCCAACAGTTAATGGTGAAATATTTTACGTTTCTGGTTCTGTGTCTGGAAGCGGATTCTTCTTCCGCGAAGAAGGAGTTGTTAAGAGGCTTGGTATCGACGAGCCGACTCATGAATTTCTTAACTCACTCGCTCATGATTCAGTAACTGGATCTTACGACGTAGCTACTTACAACACGGTCGGTCTTACAAGCATGACTGTGTGGACTGATTCGGGACAGACAACGAAGCTTCAAGATTACATAATTACCTACAATGCGCAGCGATTGATCACTGCTCTTACGTCATCAACTTACTACTCTAACGGATCGATCAAGTCTCAATTGCTAGAAGTACCAAGCTACGATTCCAGAAGAAGGATCACTGCTATCACTAGGACAAGGGTTGTCTTATGTCTGGCATGCACGTAATCCAGCTAGTCATTGATGATAGTTCGAACAAGACTATCACTGGCATTTGGGAGTTCGATCGCACGCTTGGTGGTACTCTCATCATCCCGTCAGGTTCCTCGTTTCCTTCATCACCTCAACCAGGTGAGATCTTTTGGAACACGGCTAATGACGTACTGTACAGACGTAACAACGCAAATTCGTACTGGACGCCTGTTTCATCATCAGTGCAAGGGTCAGATCCGTCAGCATCTTACGTTTTGATAACGCTAACTGGTTCACTTCCAAATTCTAGGAAGTTGACTGGATCTGTGGGAATCACTGTCACTGATGGCGGTGCTGGCGGAAATCTTATCATCAGCCAGAATGAAACGTACAATTCTGCGTCACATGCTGCGATCAGGCAGCTTATCCATCTTGCTGAAGGCGGTCCGTTTGAGGGTTTCAACGGAGCAATTTGCGACACGGGTCCAATTCCATTTCCAACTGCTTCAATTTGGTATACAGATGGAACTAAGACGAAAAAAGTCGTTGAAGAGCTTGGAACGTACAATGCAAACATGGTGTTCTCTCAAGTCCAGTGGAAAGTATACGCTCCAGACGGCACTACAGTTTTGGCAACGGCAACAGACACCATTACTTATACAAGCAACGTTTTTGAATCTAGCAGAACAAGAGTTATAACATGAGCCTAAACAGTCCCGTTTCTATCCTGTACGATGTAAATGGCAATCCAATTGGAACGTCAACCAACCCACTGTCTGTTCAGGTCTCTGGATCTGTAACGCTTAGTGGAACAGTTCAATCTGGTTCAACTGCTGTTGGATATCCTAGCCTTGTAGGCGGCGCTGATTCGAATGGAGTCCTCAGAGGATTCTTGACTGACACGGCCGGAAAGTTGTTCGTGTCTGGCTCTGTTGCTGTTTCAAACACTCTTACTGTTTCTGGTTCTGTAGCTATCACAAATACTGTGACTGCTGCTGTCACAGGCCAAGTTCAATCTGGTTCAACAGCCGCTGGAAACCCGGTTCTTGTTGGTGGGTCAGATGCTAGTAGCATCGTTAGAGGAGTTCGTACTGATGTTTCTGGGTGCATTGTTGTCGTTGGTACTGCATTCTCTGGTTCAACAGCTCCTGGCCATGCACCAGTTATCATTGCAGGTACAGATTCTACTGGTATAGTTCGAACGTTGCGTTTGTCAACTGCTGGTGTTGTGCAAACTTCTTCTGCAACATCATCAACAACGTCCGTATCATCGGTCGCTGCTTCTGCATCAAACGTAACAGTTCTTGCTGCGAACGCTTCGCGAATTGGTGCAACAGTCTTCAATGATTCTACGGTTACGTTGTACTTGAAGCTTGGTGCCACAGCATCAACGACTAGCTATACTGTGCAGCTTTCTGCAAGATCTTATTACGAAGTTCCATTCGGTTACGTTGGAATCATCGATGGTATCTGGGACTCTGCGACCGGTAATGCAAGAGTCACTGAGCTAACGTTATAACGTCAGATTGAGCGTAAATTAATGCCTCTAACGATTAACACAGATATAGCGACAGTTGCGACCGGTTCAACAGCACCAGGTTCAGCCACTCTGATAGGTGGTTTTAACGGTGTGTTGTTGCAACCGGTTTCAGTGAAAGCAGCATCTACAGCAGCAGTTGCAACAGACCCTGCTCTAGTTGTTGCTGTGTCACCGAACAACTCGCTGATCATGTCTGGAACGGTTCAGCAACTTGGTGGCGATCTATTTACAGCAGGCGCACTCGGCGCACTCTCGGCATCTGTCACTGTTCCAATGGCTGGATTCCAATCCGTTGGATTCCACATGGATAATGGAACATTTCGAGGCACTATTGCGCCAGAAATTTCTATAAACAATGGTGTTAATTGGGTTTCTACATTTTGGGAGACCCCAAACACTGGAGCAAAAACTTCAACGCTCGCAATTGCAGCAAATTACGCACCAGTCGAGAGAAACATCATCGTCCCATGTGGAGTTTCTCATGCCCGAGTTAGAGTGACTGCATACACTTCAGGTACAGCAAATGCTCTTATAAGAGCAACTCAGATTGGAAGAAACGTAATATCAAGCGAAAGTGCGACCGGTTCAGCCATTCCAACGACTGCAGTGATGGTTGGTGGAACTGATGCTACGAACTTGAGAGCATTGCTCGTTGATACGTCTGGACGACAAGTGGTAGTTGGCGCGGGTGCTTCTACTGGTGCGCTTACTGGTAACCCCGTTGCAGTAGCTGGCTCTATCGTTGATGGTGCATCGTACTCAACGCATAGAGGTTCTCTTGTTGGAACGAAGGGATCTGATGGTGCTTATCACCATCTCATAAGTGATCCTCTCGGCAACTTGAAAGTGCTGCCATCTCCGACAGCATCCTCAATTCACTCTAACTCAACTGTCACAAGCAGCAGTAATTCTGGTGCTATTTCAGCGATGGCGCTTCGTTGTGCGTCATTGTATGTTGCTGTTACCGGTGCAGTCAGCAATGGTGGTGGAACGTTCACGTACACAATTGAAGAGCTCGCGCCCGATGCTTCAACGATCATCAGGTCACAGTCTTACTCATTTAATGCAGCTGGTGCATATGCCGTTCACCTCGGAGGCATCAACAGTTATTACATCAGAGTTTCTTGGACGTTGACTGGCTCTTCACCATCTTATGCTGGAGTTTATTCTTCTATCTACGTCACCAACTCTGGTGGTAACATGAACGAAGGAACACCTGGTGGAACTGCGCCCCCGCAGACAGCTGCAGTTGGTGGTAAAGATACGTCTGGAAACTTGCAGACGCTTGCTGTCTCAACTGCGGGGCAATTGAGAACGACTGATGGTGGAATTCCGACGTATGCCGCATCATCGTACTTTGATTTGACAGCTGTAACTAGCGGCGGCGCTTCTGCGTTTACTGTGTGGCATGCGTCTGCAAATGCTACGCCTATCTTCATAAGACGAATCAAGCTAACAATCGCTGGAGCTAACATAGCTGCTGGTAAAGCGTTGTTGTGGACGCTTGGCTTTATATCTGCTGAGAATGGAACACCGGGTGGTACGCTGTTGGTCGGTCAGCCGTATGATCGTGCTGATTCGGCTAGCACTTTGACTGGCGCTAACGGAGCAATCAGGCTTCAACCAGCAAATCCAACTACTGTTGGTGATCTTTTTTGGCAAGCGATGTCTGGAGGATCTGATACTACACTCATCTTTGATTGTCAAGCGTATGGAAAACCAATCGAGCTCAGAGCATCGACAGCTGAGGGTATTGAGTGCAGGTATGGATTCACTGGGACTGTTACCGCTGGTCCATTCGTTGGCGTAACAATCGAATACACTGAAGGTACAACGGTATCGTTAGGTTACACTTAAGCCCTCTGTTGTAAGTTTAGTAGATGGCACCTAGAAAAAACAAGAAAGTAGCGCAAGAAACTCCGAGCGTTGTGAAGATCGAACCACCTCTTGGCAGACTCATCAAATCAGAAGATCTTCATGAAGTTGATTCGACGAACGTCATGCTATCAGTTGACATGAAACGAATCAAGAATGACGATCTCGGAAATGTTATCTTGCAAGACGGTCAAAAGATCTTTCCATACCAGTTCATGACAAGGTTGATGGTTGGTTGGGAAACTGTTGGGATGATATCGTCAGTGTCTTTTAACGTTTCAGCGAAGACAGGAAACATGCCAGAGATGGTAGTTCGTTTCCTTGAAGATGCTACACCTCAAGATCTTGAAATCATCATGAAAGATGAAGCTACTGTGGCTTCTATCAAGAAGAACGTCGATATGCTTAAAGCGTATCCATTCATCACTGTTGAATCACCCCTGAAGAATTTATGCCACTTCAACAACTACGAAATGTTAATTTTGGACGCAGTAAATCAAATGCTACTGGTTCACTTGGTGTAGGGTATTCAATACTTGACATATCCGGATCAGTTGTAAGTCCAAGAACTACTACGGGTGTCTATCAACTAGAATCTGGTAGTGGCATATATGCTGCATACGTGGAATTTCCAGATCATTTTCGTGGTCAAATACTGTGGGATACTGGAACATTTTTTGCGTCCAAATCATATGCTGCAGAACAGGCGAACGTAGAAGAAAATAATCCAAGGATCGACGACATCGACAGAAGAACGCTCCAGATGTCAGGAACGCTAGGACAGCTGTATGATATTCAGTACGGTCGTTGGCGCATCGTTTCGAATCAAATGGTGTTCTATAAAGAAGATAATGCTACCGAAGTAGCAAGATTTAACTTGTTCGACGACGCAGGAGCACCGTCGATGGACGCAGTGTTCGATCGTCAGAAGGTTTTATGGGTCTTAACAGGATCATCACTCGTGGGATGGGTACTTCCCGTGGAGCAGCTGGTCGTGCTGGGATGGTCACGAGCGGATTCGGTGGTCTAGTTGCTGCAGCGCTAGAGCAAGCCCGTCGGGTGATACGTTACGGTCGTTCAGGAGCTAAGCGTCTAGCTGAAGAGCTAGATGAGATCATCATCCATGCTAGGTTGATTAGAGTCAACCAAGAAAAACCTGATGCTAACGTTCAAGGTTCTATAAAGATAACTTTCAGCACCGCATCTCACTATGCTGTGGTTCTGGCAGAGAGAGTGTCAACTAGGGCAAGAAAAGCTTGGGAAGACGTCAAGATAAGCGTTCAGCGATTGAAGTTAGCGATATTTAACAGCATGGATTCGAATTCGCTCACTGAAACGGTTTCGTTGGATCTTGAAGAATCGAACGAACTGTCATTTAAGATCAAGATCGAAGGATCATCTCCGTCACCTGCTAAAGTTCGATTGGTGTGCGAAGGCGAAGACGTATCTTACATGTTCAACGGTTATGGTAC